AAGAAGACAAGGTGTGTTTAGAGATAATAAGGGGCAAATACAATTACCGGTTTTAATGATTCGTAGAACATCTATTTCAAAAGATGATACGATGGCAATGATTAGAAGAGAAACATCATACTCTGGTATTACAAAATATTCAAAAGATAACAAATACGATAGATTTACATTATTAGGTAAAAACACACAACCTAAATATGAAATTTATAATATACAGATGCCAGAATATGTAGAATTAAACTATGATTGTATGTGTTGGACATCTTATACAGAACACTTAAATTCCGTTGTAGAGCAATTGAATTATACAGGACAGTATTGGGGAGATAAAGATAAGTTTAAATTCAGAACAGAAGTTGGTGAATATAACATAGTAAATGAGGTAGGTGAAGGAACTGAAAGAATAAACAGAGTAGAATTTTCACTAAATGTAAAAGCATATTTATTGCCGGAAACATTTGATGGACAGGCAACTACTAAAAAATCAATGTCTATTAAAAAAGTGGTTGTTGCAACAGAAACGGATGTAACTGCAAACGGTAGATTAGAAGGATTACTTACAACACCATCACCATATTATGACAATAAAGATTTAGTAGATTTTCTTTCATTAAATAATAGTAAAATTGGAAATCCTATTGTAGATAATACTATAACATTTTCAGATGTTAAATTAATTAAAACGCCAGAACAATTGACATCGGTTGTAACGGGTGGATTGGTAGTTAATGATACTACATACAATATTAAAGTATATATAAATGGTGTTAGATATTATCAAACATCACATTTTACAGTTACAATAAGCAGCAATTCATTTGGTATAAACTTTATTCCTGCTAATTTAGGATTTACTGTTGCATCTACGGATGAAATTGCAATTATTGGTAAGTTTGTAGATATTGTGTAATGAAAAGAACATTGTTAGATATAACTAAACGGATGTTTAGAAATCCTCATAGGGTAGTTTTAACTCCAAAAGATTTAGAAGATTCTACTTATTGGATTTACGAAGCAAAAGGTTGGAGGTTTGTTTCTATATTAAGAGAAATAGAAGTAAGAGAAACACAAGATAGAATAGCAATATATTTAAATACACAAACAATTTCACCAAGAGATTTTATTATTGAAAATGGTGATGGTGGTTTATTGATTAAATTTATTAAAAACAGATTTGAATTTGAAATTGATTCAGATGATTATATTGAAATTAACGGAGATATAGAACAATATGCTTAATAGATTTAATTCAAACACCAAAAAATTAAATAGAATTATTCCAAAAATAAATTCTAATAATTTAGTGTCAAATGATATAACTGGTAGTTTGCAAAATATAGAAATACCAAGTAGTAAAAAATTCAATTCTAAAACAAAAATAAATTCAAATCCTATAAAGTTAGTAAATAATAAAACAACTATTATAGATTTTCATCAAGAAATATTAGAATATAGTGCAAGATATATTACTAGAAGAATTGATGAAATTAATATTGATGCAAATAGTTTAATAATAAAAAATGTTGTAACTGATTACGGCACAGAAGGAGCATCTCCTAATAATTTTGAAATTTTAGTATTTGGATTACACATTCCTGGTGATTATATAATAAAAGATGTTAATAATGATGTAGTAATAACTTTGGGTGATGCCTATATAGATTTTGATAATACAGATATAACTGATATTTATGTTATAGGTAAATTAGTGGAAATACCAATTAGTTCAGAAACTGATATAATTTTATCAACTGAAAATGGTTTAGATTTAATTGTATAAAATGACAAATGTAAGAAAAAGAATATCGGAATTAACGGCATTAACATCGGCATCACTTGATACTGTGATAGTTGGTGTAGATAATGGGGTAACTTATAAAATTGAATTAGATACCCTTGCAGATGCAGTTACTTCGAGAGTTAATACATTAGATAGAGAAAGATTGCAATATTTGGAATCTGTAACATCTTCGTTTGAAACCAAAGGTAGAAGTGTAATAAGTTCATCGGCACAAATAACTAATTTAGGATTTATATCAACATCGGTAGATATAAGTGCATTAAATTCATTTACATCTTCTCAAAGTACATTAAATACAACATTCACAAATGGTATAACTGGTAGATTAACTACATCGTCATTTAATGATTTTTCATCATCGGTTAATCAAAGAATATTAGATGCAACTAATGAGCAATCTTTTAATGGATTGATTAGTGGTTCATCACAATTAACATCTTCATACGATAGTAGATATGTTTTAAGTGGAAGTATTACTCAAACAACTTGGGATAATATAGCAAACAAACCAAATGGTATAGTTTCACAATCTACCGATTTGAGTTCTTTGAATTCATTTACTGCATCCCAATCAATATTAAATACTGCATTTACAAATGGAGTAAGTGCAAGATTACAAACATCTTCATTTAATGAATATACCGCATCGCAATCTACATCATCATTGGTAAATAGATTAAATACAATTGAAAGTGTAAGTGGGAGTTGGATTACTGAAAATGAAACGGGTTCATTTTTGACAAACTTAAATGGTACAATAAGTTCATCTGCACAAATAACTGCATTTGGATTTATCAGTTCTTCTCAAACCGTAAACACAGGCTCATTTGCAACTACATCATCGCTTAATACATTATCTTCTTCGGTAGATAGTAGATTGGATACATTAGAATCATCTATCATAAGTGGAAGTCCAAATTATACACAAGTATTAGGAAATAGAAGAACAAGTATCACAACAACAGGTGTATCCATAATAAGTGGAAGTATTACTACGACAGGTAATCCCGTTCAAATTATGGTTACGGGAGATGCAAATCCGGTAAATGTTTCATCTTGGACTAGATTACAAATTTTTAGAGATGAAAATGCAATTGGAAATATTGTTCAAGTTGAAAATAGTTCAAACCTAAATGTTCCATATTGTTTAAATGTAATAGATACGGCATCGGCTGGAACTTATACATATAGTATGAGAACTGTTAGTGGTATTTCAGGTAATTTTGACTTCGGTGAATCCACTGGCCCTACTTTAACAATAGTAGAATTAAACACTAATACAAACTTACCATCTACAAACAATACATTCACCGGAACAAATACATTTAGAGGTTCGGTAAGTATGTTATCAACAACTGCATTACAAGTTGGAACAGGTAGTGGTGATGAAGGTGGGGAAATTCTATTGGCAAAATCACAAACAAATAACTCACTTACTGGTAGTGGTATAACGATAGATTCCTATCAAAATAAAATAAGAATATTTGAACAAGGTGGTGATGCAAGGGGTGTGCATATTGATTTAAGTAAAACACCAATTGGTACATCTGGTGAATTGATATGGAAATCAAGTGGAATGGTAGCCGTAGGAACATTTGTAACTTTGGATAATCTTAAATGTACAGTTACATCGGCAGCACAAGGTAATAGAGGATTAAGTATAGGTGCAGTTTCAACAACATTTGAAGCAGATGTAAGTGGTTGGTACACAGTTTCTGGTGGTAGTGGAGGAGGTACCGGAAATAACCAAACATACACAACAACCGCATCTAATTCTGCATTTAATTGGAACTTCGCTACACATGGTGATATGGTACAAGTTAATTTAAGGGATAAAACAAATAATAGATTTTATCGCATTACAATGATGATAGGTGCAGGATACATCAGTAACTTCATTTCAATAGAAAGATTATTTTAAAAAGAAAACAAATAAAATAAATTATGGGAATAGAATTCACAAACGGATTTAGTATAACAAAAAATCCACCAGTAGTAGCAGTAGATGCTATTGCAGCACAATTAGCAGGTTCACAATTGACAGCATATAATGCTGCAAGTGTTGGTGCTTGGATAAAGGTAACTCAGACACAATACAACAATGTAGTTGCAAGTGTAAGTGGTGCAACCAAAAAAGGTAACAACGATACTCAAATAAATAACAGAGATGTTGCAGTTGGTTATCAAGATTATTGGGTTTCATTTGGTGCAGGTTCAACACCATCATTCCAAATTGATAATGGTGAATATGTAATTGCAATGATTACCGAAGCTTGGAATCAAAATGGTGGTAGCTCTCAATTAGGATATACAACTTTATTTAATGGTACTACTATAACAAATATTGGAGGAGCAGCTGGTTTAACAGTCGGTGGTGGTAGAGATTATTATGTTAGAAAAGCACCAACGGATGTAGCAACTGAAACAAGATATCCTGTATTAAAAATGACAAAAGCACCAAATGCAGTTTTAGGATGGAGTGGTTTTAACTCATCAAATAATGGTGGAACTTGGACATCAAATCCAAATGGTGCAACTTCAAAAATACAAATTGTAACAACTTCAACAAAAAGTTGGTAATAGATATTTATAAATAAACAAAAACAAAATGGGAATACAATTTACAAATGGAATGAGTATAATACCAAACACTAATAGTGGTGGTGGGGGTAGTGGTGTTGGAGAGTGGTATTTATATAGCGACGAGGGTAATCTAAATGCAGGTCCTCCAATCGCAGATGGTAATGCTATTTTCACAATAAGTGGCACACCAATTGTTGAAACATTTGACCCAAATAAAACTAGTGGTACTAGTAATTTATTTTTCAATCTTAAAGATAGTAGTGGAGTTGATTACACATCACAGTTTAGTGCTTTAACAGGAAGTGGTGGTATAATATCTATAACACAAAACGGAAATAAAGCAACATATAGAAGTACGGTAGCAGGTACATATTTTATTGACCCAGCTGGATTCTTTGCTATTGCAACTTCACCTGCTACACAAACTGCAACATCTGCCGTAGAGTTTACACTTGCTGACCCAATAACATTAACATTTGGTAGTTAATATTTACAACTAATGGCAAACTTAATAAGATTAAAACAAATAGAGAGTGGTTCTGCATTAACAACGGCAGCTGAAACGGGTACTAATTTTAGTGCATCGGTAAATACGATTATATCTCAATCTTTGGAATCATCGTTATCACAATCTATTATAAATATTATAACAAATAATGTTGCAGCAACTTTGCCAGATGGGGTAGTATCTTCATCTATTCAAATTGATATTTTAGAAACTACTAATTTTGTTGAATTTAGTTCATCTATTTCAGCTTCTGTTTCTCAAACAAATATTAATGTAGTAACATTTAGTTCTTCTGTTTCTAATTCAATTGCTGAAATAACGAACGATTTGTTACAACTAAGTGCATCTATTTCAAGTTCTATTGCTGAAACAAATAGTGATATAATATCATTGAGTTCATCAGTTGCAACATCTTTTGGAAATGTATATACACAATTAGCATCTATAACGGGTTCAATAGAAAGTGGATTAAGTGCAAGTGTAGCAACATCAATATCTGCAAGTAATGCAAGAATAACTAATTTAGAATTATTCAGTTCTTCATTAGACAACTCATTTGCAACAGATGCAGAATTGACATTGACATCATCTCTAATCTTAGACCAGGGAGAATTTTAAAAAATAATAAGATGTATTTAATGGTTATGTAAAAAAAAATATATTTATAGATTGAGAATAAACGAGAACAACCAAAACCCAAACAATGGCACAAATAATTAAACACAGACGGGGTAGTTTAGAATCCCTAAGCTCCGTAACCGGCTCACTACAAAAAGGTGAGATAGTAATAGCATCGGGTTCAACCAACCTAAGTGCTTCCAATGGTAATTCCATTACCTTTGTAGTTCCAGAAAACGGACAAGTTCAAGCAACTAACCGTATTATAAGAGGAACTGTTGCACCAAACACATTCCCTGCATCAACTTACAACGGAATGTTGAATGGTGTTCCTTACTATGCAAGTTCATCAACACAATTACCAACTTTATTTTTACTTGGTAGTGGTGCAAATGAAGCAATTGACTTAGTAGGTAACATCCAACCATTCTCTCAATCAGTTGCAACATCAATCAACGCATTATCATCTTCGATTGGTAGTGGAACTATTGGTAACTCCGTAAATTTATTAAATACATTTAGTGCATCCGTATTAACTCAATTAACCGAAATTGGTGTAGTTAGTGGAAGCTTAATTGCTTCTGCATCGGCAAACAAAGTACGTGTTGATTCTTTAAGTGGGCTTACTGGTTCTTATGCAACAACTGGTTCAAATGTATTCTACGGAACTCAAACTGTAAGTGGTGCGGTAAATGTTAGTGGTTCTACTAACTTTAACGGAGCAGTAGCAGTTAATGATTCTAATATGAACTTGACTAATAGTTCTTCATTGAACTTAACGGCAGGTTCTTCAATATATGTTGCAGGAGCAGGTGTAATTAGTGGTTCTATTGTAGGTATTGGTAATGTAACCGCATTCTCTACATCGGTAGATAGTAGATTATCTAATTTACAAAGCAAATCGGCAAGTGTTGATATTGCAATTGCAGCATTAAACTCTTATACTTCATCAAATACATCAACAACTGCATTAAATAACTTTACTGCATCAGCAGCTGAGAAATTTACTGAAATTGGTGTAGTTAGTGGAAGTTTAATAGCATCGGCATCAGCAGCTAAATCAACAAATGATACACAAGATGGTAGATTATCTAACTTAGAAACTACATCGGCGAGTGTAAATACTTCTGTAAGTAACTTAAACTCATTTAGTAGTTCTGCTAATTCCAAATTTACAGAAATTGGAGTTGTTAGTGGAAGTTTAATTGCTTCGGCATCAAATGCGGCAATTGCTATTGCAAACTTAAATTCAAATAGTGGTTCATACGCAAAATTAGACGGAGGTAATGTTTTCAACGGAACACAAGTAATAACTGGTTCAGTTTTCATTACAGGTTCATTAACAGTATATGGTTCATCATCATTTGCCAATGTATCCGCATCTGTTGTTGAAATTGGAACTAATGTAGTTAAATTAAGTACCGCAACACCGGCAGTTAGATTTGGTGGAATATCGGTAGCAGATAGTGGAAGTGGTGCAGGAGCAAGTGGTTCATTATATTGGGATTCACAAAATAATCATTGGCTTTACCAACACCCATCAGGTGGTGCAGAATCAGGATTTAGCGCAAGATTAATATCTGGTCCTGCTAATTCCGGTTCAATTGGTAATGAGGCAGGTATCACTCCTGGTAAAATTGTGGTTGCAGTTGGCGATGACCACATTGGTGATTCAATCATTACACAAGCAACCGATAATTCAACAATTTCGGTAGCAGGTGATGTAACTGTATCAGGTTCAATTATTGTTGATGATACAATTAAAAGTAGTGGAAATCTATACTTACAACCTGATGTTAATGATTCTAGAACAATTCAAATCTATAACACATCCGTAAGTGATACTCACATCAAAGCAACCGGTGGATTAACTTTCTTAGGTGATGATACTAACTTTGTAAAAATAGATGATAGTGCACAAACGGTAACTATTACTGGTGTAAATGGTGTATTCATTAATAATTCATTAGATGTAACTGGTCCAATAAGCGCATCAGCAGGATTTAGTGGTTCAATCGCAGGTATTGGAAATGTAACCGCATACTCCGCATCAGTAAGTGCTTCAATCGCGGCATTAAGTGCATCGGTTGGTAGTGGTGCAGGTGTTTCTATATCAAACTTAAACTCATTTAGTTCTTCTGCATTAGGTAGATTATCTAACATCGAATCATTCAGTTCTTCGGTTGAAACCAAATTAACTGAAATTGGAGTTGTTAGTGGTTCTTTATTTGCATCGGCATCAACTGCTAAATCTACAAATGATACACAAGACGGTAGATTAACAAACTTAGAAGCAACTTCGGCAAGTGTTAATACATCCGTTTCTAATTTAAATTCTACAACTGCAAGTTTAAACATATCAGTAAGTAACTTAAATTCTACAACTGCAAGTTTAAACACATCGGTAGCAGCATTAAATAGTTCATCCGCATCTCAACAAATTAGTATTGATGCTTTAAACACATTTAGTGGTTCTACATTAGGTAGATTATCTAATTTAGAAAGTACATCTGCAAGTGTTAATACTTCGGTATCTGCATTAAATAGTTCATCTGCATCTCAACAAATTAGCATTGATGCATTGAATACTGTTAGTGGTTCAAATTTAGGTAGATTATCTAATTTAGAAACAACTTCTGCAAGTGTAAATGTTTCTGTAAGTAACTTAAACTCATTTAGTTCTTCTGTATTAACTAGATTAACTGAAATTGGTGTTGTTAGTGGTTCGTTAATTGCATCAGCAAGTGCGGCTAAATCTACAAACGATACGCAAGATGGAAGATTAAGTAATTTAGAAACTAAATCAGCTAGTGTAGATACTTCTATCTCTAACATTAACTCATTTACTTCTTCTTTTGGAACTACATTCAGTTCTTCGGTAGATAGTAGATTAGATACATTAGAAGGTACTGGTACAATACAAGGAGTTGGACAAGGAAACGAAGTAACATTCGCAAAAGTAACAACGACAGGTGATGTAGTAGTAGGTGGTGATTTAGTAGTACAAGGTAATACTGTAACATTAAATACTTCACAATTAGTAGTTGAAGATAAATTAATAACATTAGCAAGTGGTTCAACTTCATCAGCAACCGCAGACGGTTCTGGAATTGAAGTGGCAGGAGCAAGTGCAAACTTTGTTTATCAACACTCAACAACTTCATTTACTTCATCTGTATCATTAATCGCACCGGCAGTAACCGCATCGGTTAATTTAGGTACAACTGCGGGAAGCACTAAACGAATTGCATTTAGAAACACAAATGGTAATTTAGATTTAGTTCCAACTGCAAGTGTAGCAGGTGATTTATTACAATGGGATGGTACTGATTTTGTAATGAGCAACACAATAGACGGAGGTTCGTTCTAACAACCATAAAATACCCCCCTGAAATATGGGGGGTTTATTTACTAACGAACTAAAAAACTAAAAAAATGGCTCAAAATAACGACAAAACGATAATATTACAAAGACGGTCAGCCGTATCCGGGTCGAGACCAACTGAACTTACATTAAGAGTAGGTGAAATTGGTTTAAATACCTACGATGGTACTGCGTTTTTACACAAATCAGGAGCCGTTGATACCATAGAGCAAATTGTAGTTGCAAACTCAACCACAATCGGTTCAATCAATATAACCGGAACTGGCTCATTTGGAGAATTAACGGTTACACAAGATATAAATGTATCGGGTGATGCATATATAACCGGTGATATTGTAGGTAACGGTAGCATTGACATATTGGGTGCAGTTTCTGCATCAATAGTATCCTCTTCTGTATTCATTGGTAATGGTGCTCAATTAACAGGTGTTACTGCATCAATGAGACCTGATGATTTTGATTTCAACTCAGAACCATTCGCAGGAACAATAGGATATATACAAGGTAGTGGTTCTCTTTACAAAGTAGCAACAGATAGTGAAGCAATTGATTTCAGATATAATGATGTAACAATTGCAACTATAACTGCTAATTCAGGGTTTAGTGGTTCTCTTTATGGAATTGGTGATGTGTTAGCATTTAGTGGTTCAGTAGCTAATAGACTAACGGCATTAGAATCTGGTTCAGACGGAGGAGAATTTTAACTTTAATTAAAAATTATTATATTTATAAGGGTAGTATATATATACTGCCCTTTTTTTTGTTATATAACATTCAATAGAAACCATATATATGGCTCAAAGTATTATACTTAAACGCTCTGCCACGCCCGGCAAAGTTCCAAATACATCTACATTAAATGTGGGTGAAGTGGCAATAAACACCTACGATGGTAAATTATTTATTAAAAAATCTGGTAATGTAGATTCAATCGAGGCAATTGTTGCAACAAACTCAATCACAACAGGTTCAATTACTTTAACTCAAACGGGTTCATTTAGTGAATTAGTAATAACACACGATGCAAATATACAAAGAGATTTGTATGTTATTGGAGATGTTATTACAAATGGTGATGTAGATATAAGTGGTAGTATTACGGGGTCATCTATTAGAATCGAAGGTACTGGTTCATTTCAATCGTTACAAGTAAATGATACTCTTACGGTCAATCATGGAGAAACTATTATTAGTGGTTCACAATTAGTAACAAGTGATTTAACAGTATTAGGGGCAGTAAATGCAAGACAATTTAATATTTCGGTAATTTCATCATCTGTCCTTTTTGAAAGTGGTAGTTCTAATTTTGGTAACACATCCGATGATATACATTCATTCACAGGTTCGGTTCAAGTAACGGGAAGTGTAACCGCAACATCTTTTGTAGGAGATGGTAGTGGGTTGACAGGAATGGAAGTGGATTTATCAACCGCACAACTAAATGATGTGGATGGAAATAACATACCACCACGTTCATTTGCTGAATTATTTTTAGCTTGTGCAACCTCACCATCGATAGATGTAGATTTAGATTTTAATTAAATAACATATTTATAAGAAACATAAAAGTATAAAATGGCAACATTATTTCAAATAAGAAGAGGTTCGGGTTCAGTATCATTAGTTGATGGTGAAATATACTTGCATAAAGGTTTAGGTTCTCTGCAAGTGGCGTTGGGAACAACACCTATAACATTGACAAGATTGGATAGTGTAAACTCGGGTTCACTTTCTTTGGCTGGAAATTTAACTGCTTCAAATGCTTATTTTAGTGGAGATGTTGCAATTTCCGGTAATTTATTTTTAGGAAATAATGGTAGTGATAATATTAGTGTTCCAGGTGTATTTACAACAAATTTAGTTCCTGGTACAAATGGAACTTTAAATTTAGGAACAGAAGGTGCAAAGTGGAATACTATATATGCAAATAGTGTTACGGCATCTATTAGTGGTAGTGTAAATAATGTAAATATTACGGCATTAAGTGAATCTGTTAATTCTCAATTAGTATCCGTATATCAAACAACTGCTAGTTTAAACTTATTTAGTGCAAGTGTAACATCTTCATTAGAAAAACTATACGAATCAACTTCAAGTTTAAATGATTTTAGTGCAAGTGTAACTGCTTCATTGGAAAAATTATATGAAAGTACGGCATCTTTAAACTTATTTAGTGCTAGTGTAACTGCTTCATTAGAAAAGTTATATGAATCAACTGCTAGTTTAAATGATTTTACGGCATCTATAACGGGTGGTATAAATAAACTTGGATATTTTGATACTGAAAAAAGTTTAAAATCATACGCAAATTCATTTATTACTTCTAAAACACTTAGTTTAGGAACAAGTGCAACATCGTTCTTCCCAGAAAGATTGATGGTGGATAATAGTGGTGAAAATTCGTTTAATATTGCAACATTCCAAACATCTAAGCAAGATTCATATGCACAGGTAAATATTAAAAACTTTGGTAGTGGTTCATCATCATCCACCGATTTGATATTATGGAATGATGTTTCAACCGAAAGTTCATCATATATTGATTTGGGTATAAACTCATCAAATTATTCAGCAGGTAATGTTGGATACGGTGGTGATGGGTATTTATATAATGCTGCAAATGACTTATATGTTGGTTCTACTACAACTGGTTCACATGGTCATCTTCATTTATTTGGAGGAAACCAATGGCAATCGGCATCTATCACAGTATATGGTGATGGTAAGATTGGTGTAAATACCGATAAATTAAATAATAGTGCAATTACTATTCCAACTTCCGGATTTGAAGTAGAAATAAGTGGTAGTGTTAAATTTGATAATGATATTCATATTGTAGGTAATATTAGTTCATCTATTATTGCATCATTACAATCATCAACTGCAAGTTTAAATTTATTTAGTGCTAGTGTAACTGCTTCATTAGAAAAATTATATGAAAGTACGGCATCTTTAAATACATTTAGTAGTAGTACATTAAGTAGATTATCTAATTTAGAAACCACATCTGGTTCACATAATGGTAGATTATCTAATTTAGAAAGTAAATCTGCATCAGTTGATATATCATTAGTTGAAATTAATTCATATACATCATCATTAAAAACTGCATTTGAATTTACAGGTTCAAATGTAACAATTTTAGGTGATTTAAATGTAAGAGGAACGCAAACTATTGTAGATTCTACAACTGTACAAATTGGTGATAATATTTTAGAATTAAATGGTACTGGTACAACCAATGGTGGTATTCATGTAAAAGATGCAACTTCACCTAATAATGCAACTGGTTCGTTAATTTGGGATACTACTACCGATTATTGGATAGCAGGTGTTAAAGGGGTAGAAACAAAAGTATTGGTAGCAGGTGGGGATAATGTATTTACATCATCATTACAATTAACAGAAATAAATTCTACAACCGCTAGTTTAAACTTATTTAGTGCAAGTGTAACTGCTTCATTAGAAAAGTTATATGAATCAACTGCTAGTTTAAACCAAACTACGGCGAGCTTAAATTTATTTAGTGCGAGTGTAACTGCTTCATTAGAAAAATTATATGAATCCACCGCTAGTCTGAATTTGTTTAGTGCAAGTGTAACTGCTTCATTAGAAAAAATATACGAATCAACTGCTAGTTTAAACTTATATACACAATCGGTAAATACTGATTTAGGGAATATCCACCAATCAACTGCTTCGTTAAACTTATTTAGTGCAAGCGTAACTGCTTCGTTGGAAAAGATATACGAATCAACTTCTTCATTGAATTTATTTAGTGCAAGTGTAACTGCTTCATTAGAAAAATTATACGAAGCAACTGCGAGTTTAAATTTATTTAGTGCTAGTGTAACCGCTTCGTTGGGAAAGATATATGAAACAACTGCGAGTTTAAATTTATTTAGTGCAAGTGTAACTGCTTCATTAGAAAAGTTATATGAATCAACTGCAAGTTTAAATTCATTTAGTTCAAGCGTAACATCCTCATTAGAAAAAATATACGAATCAACTTCGAGTTTAAACTTATTTAGTGCAAGTGTAACTGCTTCATTAGAAAAGATATACCAAACTACATCATCTTTAAATGTTGTAACTGAATCTTTACAATCATTTAGTTCTTCTGCACTTTTAAGATTACTATCATTAGAAACGGAAACGGGTAGTTTAGAAGGTAGATTTACTACATTAGCACAAGTAACTGGTTCTATTCATCAATTCACATCATCGTTAAACTCATATACAACTTCAACAGAAGTTAGATTAGATGATTTGGAATATACGGCATCTATTTCGGTAGGAGCAGGATTAGCAGGGGAATTTACTAAACTAAATCAATTTACCGCATCGGCTAATACAAGATTAAACGCATTAGAATTATATTCAGCATCTTACGCACAATATTTCACATATAGTGGAAGTGAATTCCATATTGATTTTAATGTGTAGGTTTGAAAAAAAAATAGATATTTATATAAACAAACAATTAACTAAAAAAAAGGTAAACTAGATGGCACTTAAATTTAGACGTGGTACGAACGCACAAAAATCCGGTTCGTTAGCATTCGGAGAACCGTATGTAAATACAGACTTAGGAACATTACAAATTGGTGGAGCAAATGGTGATATTACACTAGGAGCTTCTGGAACAGGGAGTCAAGGTTCATTCGCTGGAATTTCAGGTTCATCATTGGATATTACGGGTAATGCAAAAATTGATGGTAACTTATCATTAGGTGGACAACTTACAATTGGTGATGCAACTTCCGATACTGTAAATGTTGTAGCATCTTTGAGTTCTTCTCTTATCCCGCAAACAACTAACGCATTTGATTTGGGTTCTGCAAGTAAAATTTGGAGAGACCTTTATATATCAACTGGTTCAATTAAATTTGTAGAAGGAACAACAGTTGTAAAATCATTAAGTGCAGAAACATTAACTGCATTAGAAGCTGCAACAGGTTCTGCGAATGTATCAGTAAACGCTTTAAACTCATTCAGTTCTTCGCAATTAACTCAAAATACTGCATTGGCAACTGTTACGGGTTCATTGATTAGTACATCGTCCGTACTTCATAATGCATCCGATTCACACGTAAATAGATTAAATAATATTGAATCTTTTAGTGGTTCGGCATTAACAAGATTAACTGCATTAGAAGTTGAAACTGCTAATTTAGAAACATTTAGTGGTTCTACATTAACAAGATTAACTGCATTAGAAGTTGAAACGAGTAATTTAGAAACATTTAGTGGTTCTGCATTAACAAGATTAGCTACATTAGAAGTTGAAACGAGTAATTTAGAAGCAACGACTGCAAGTTTAAATATTTCAGTTGCTAATTTAAATACAACAACCGCATCTTTATCACAGAGAGTAGCTGCAAACGAAGCTGTTAGTGGAACATTTGTGAGAACAAATAGTACAAACACATTTAATGGAAATCAAACTGTTAGTGGTTCATTGACTGTAACACAAGATTTTGTTGTATTGGGTTCTTCATCTATTCAAAACATTAGTTCTTCTAATTTAGTAATTGGAGCATCACTTATAACCTTAAATACAAACACTCCATCGGCTAGATTTGCAGGAATTCATATCGTAGATAGTGGTTCAAACGGTGGTTCTGGTTCATTCTTATACGATGCAGTAGAAGATGAATTTATAATGGTTCATAGAGGGAATGGGACAAATATAACATCATCTCATTTTATACAAGGACCACAAACGTATGATAATTTAGGTAATGAAACTTACTTAACATCTAATAGATTACCAAAAGGAAGTGGTTTAGAACACATTGTTGACTCAAATATTACCGATACGGGTACATTAATCACATTAGGTTCAAACGCAGTTGTAAGTGGTACATTACTTGCAACCGGTACAACATTAGTATCTGGTTCATCACAAGTAATTGGTATATTAAGTTCATTAAACTCTTATACTGCATCAAATGATACAACCAATAATACACAAACAAGTAGATTAGACCAATTATCAACTGCAAGTGGTAGTGCAATTACAAGATTAACTGCATTAGAAGTTGAAACTGCTAATTTGGAAGCATTTAGTAGCTCTGCACTTACAAGATTAACTGCATTAGAAGTTGAAACTGCTAATTTGGAAGCATTTACATCATCTATTAATACTACAATTAAAAATAGATTAGATGCAAATACTGTAATTTCAGGTTCATCACAAGTAAGTTTAGGTTCTGCAAGTGGAAACATTGCATTAGCAACACAAACAACTGGTGATTATGTAGCAAGTTTAGTTGCCGGAACGGGTGTAACATTATCAAACAATAGTGGTGAAAACGCAACACCAACAATTGCAATTGGACAATCGGTAGCAACTACTGCAACTCCAACATTTGGTAACTTAACGATTAACGGAACTATTACTGCAACTGGTGATATTACGGCATTCTTTACATCTGATAAGAGACATAAGAATAACATTCAAACTATTTCAAACGCAGTATTAAAAGTTAAACAATTGAACGGTGTAACTTGGGAATGGAATGATGATGTAAGTGAAGTAACTAAATCAACTCCTAAGACTGGTTTAATCGCACAAGAAGTTCAACAAGTTTTACCACAGGTAGTAATTGAAAGAGAAGATGGTTTCTTAGCATTAGACTATTCTAAAATGGTAGGTTTATTGGTAGAAGCAATTAAAGAACAACAAACACAAATAGACCAATTAAAGGCACAAATAGGTTCTAAATAAATGTACGACGTTTACTACACCACCGCAGGAGGACCTTGGTTCAATAGTGGTGCTGATATATGGGTAACAGAATGGATAAAGGAAGTGGCTCCTCATTTAGAGGTGAAGCCACTTCTTCTATTCCACAGACACAAACCTCAAAATTACGAAGAGTTTCCAATTGAAATTGACCACATTTGGGAAACATCGGAAGATGAAATACTAAAAATATTTGAAGGTGCAAGACGGATACATATTCTTCATGGTCATTATACCCCAACCAGAGCTATTCATCAAAGTTTGGAAAAGATTGATTCAATCGTTTTTCATAATTTAACAAAAGTGTCTTTAATGGCACAAATGCAAAAAGAAGAATACTTACATTGGTATGGGAATTGGGAGTATGAATCAGAAATGATTGATAAGATTAAACACAAAGTTTGGGTAGGATTGTATCATTTTCCATATAAAACGGATAATTTACATCAAATACCAAACAAATACGAATTTAAAGTAAATAAAGAAGTTTCGGAATCGTTAAAAATAGGTTTTGCTGCAAGAGCAGAAGGTAGAAAGAATGTAGAGTTCATAGATGGACTCGAATCATATGTATCTACTAACTCAGAAACATTTAACAAGTATTATCGAAAGAAATATGGACACAAATTCGAAAAAAGTAAAATTTATAAGTTTGATTACAAATATAAAGAAAGGTTCTACGGACTTGATTGGGGTGTATCTCACTCGTGTTTTGAAAATGAACCATTCGGATATGGAATATTTGAAGCAGTTGATTGGGGCAAAGTACCGATATTACACGAAAACTGGTGTATTCCCCTTGACTACAAATATAAAGCAAAAGATGCAGAAACTTTTAAGGAAACCTATGAGCAACTCTGTAACGATACTTACGAAGAAAGGAAAGCAGAACATCAAAAACTAAAAGATTGGATGCAACTGCACTTTGGAAATAAACAAGTATGGAAAGAAAAACTTTTACATATTTATAACGGAGAATAACACATACTAATATGCCAAAAAATAATTTATCATTAGGAAATCTATTTAGAGCAACTACTGGAACGGCGAGAGGGGCCAACCAATCATCATTGAATGCTAGAAACGCATCAGCAGGAACTTCAATTTCCATCGGAGCATTTGCAATTGATTCGGTAACTGTAACTCCACCAACTTTTACATACATTGTAGAATCTACATCTGAAAATGCAACATTTACATTTGGAAGTGCAGGAGCTGCTCATGGAACAAGAGTTGGTAGTGTAGCTGCAAACTATTCAGTAACATTTGATAATTCAAACTTTACAGTAGGTTCTGCAACATTAGGAGCAACTCCATCGTTTCCAGTAACACCTGCATCTATTGCAGCATCAACATATTCAGAAGCAGAATCCATTTTATCAATGAAGTATGAAGATGGTTTTAATACTACGGCAACTAATTATAATACTACTGTTACAAAAAAATTATTTGCAGTAGATGTGTACAACACAATTAACCAACCTGATTTTTGTTTATTATTTGGAACAAAGGTAACAACTGCATCTGGAACACAATTAAATGTTGAAGATTTAGTAGTTGGTGATAGAATCAAATCGTGGGTGCCAGCAGGATTGCCTGATGAAGACCAGGACCCTAATTCAGACCAATTAGAATGGAGATTCCATATGTTAGAAGAATCTAATGGTGAAGCACAAGATGTTGTTGTTAGTGATATTACATTCAACTTTGCAAGTGGATACTATGAATTAAATGATGGTTTGATAAAAGCAACTGGAACTCACCCTCTTTGGGTATATGATGTTGAAATAAACAAATATCGTTTCAAAGCAATTGAAGATGTTCTTATAGGTGATAAAGTTGTTACTTACACAGATGCAGATGGTTTAGTTGAAGTTGAAGTATATGATATTGCAATCATAAATGAAGATATTGAAATTGTAACAGTAAATGTTGAGAATGCTGACGTTTATTTGGCAAATGGTACAATATCTCACAATAAAGGTACAACAACTCAACCATATATTCCATCGGCAGGTTTAAGAATGTACTTAGACCCATCAAAAGCATCTTCTACTGCGGGTACTGCAACGGCGGATTGGTTAGATTTAAGTGGATATAATACAGGTGTTAGACCAGCAGGTGTTTCAAATGCAGCAGGTATTAGTGGTGGAAACCCTGCTTATAATAACGGAGCAAGTAGAAAAGAAAAGTATTGGACTGGAAATGGTACAAACCAATTCTGGTATAAAGATACAACAACAAATATCAATGGTGGTATAGCACAATTTAATACCAACACAGGAACAATTCATATGTGGATTAG